CCGCCCCCCGGCCAGGCGGAAACGGAGGGCGCGGGCCCTTTTGGGAACGATGGTGGCCCCGAACTGGTGGGGGGCGGCGTAGCGAACGTTGGTGCCCACGGTGAACCCCCAGGAGCCGGCGGCCCGCACGCTGAAGCTGCGGCGGAGCCGCCCGGTGTCCGAGAGGGTCTGCCCGCCCTCCAGCTGGGCGCGGAGGGAGGGCTTCCATGGCCGGCCCTTGGGGTCGGTGGCGGTGGCGAACCGCTCTTCCAGGGCGCTCAAGGCCCCCCAGGCCGCGGCCTTCACCACGCCGGCCTGGCCCTCAGGCGTGGCCAGGTGGCGGACAGCGCGGATGAGCCGCCTAAAGCCGGCGAAATCCCCGCTCAGGGAAGCGCTCACGGCCACCTCCTGGGGCTGGTCACGGCGGAGAACGCCCCCTCGCGCACGTCGGGGGTGGAGTCCTCCACCTCCGGGCTCACCGCTCCGGCGGCCACCCTCTCTAGCCAGCGAATGGCGTCCTCGTAGCGGAGCCGCAGCACCTCGTCCGCCCCCCGGGCCGGGTCGTAGCCCCGGACCGCCATGAGGTCGTAGGCGGCGATGGCGGCCACCGCCCGGGTCAGGGCCTCGTCCCAGGCGGCGAGAGGCAGGACATAGCGGGCCCGGAGGTAGGAGTCGGCAAGCCGGGAAGCCGCCTTCAGCGCGTCCTCTATCGTGGACGGCGAGACGCCCCTGAGGGCTCCTTCAGGTAGCCCCAGGCGGAAGAGGTCGTCCCGGGTGGCGTAGGTCATTCAGACTCCAGGGCCTGCAGAATCTGTTGGGCCAACTTGGGTCCAATCCCCTTGATGGCGATGAGGTCGGTCTCGCTGAGGCCGCGGAGGCTTTCCAGCGTGGTGTACCCCGCCGCCAGAAGGGCGTTGCGCCCAGGAAATCCCGGGGGCAGGGGGGTACCAGAGGCGGGGGTAGAGGTGGCGGTTTGCTGGTCCGAGGTAGAAGGTTCCTGGTCCTGCGTCTCCTCCGCCTGCCTTGCCAAAACCCCGATGTAACTGCGCCTGCGTTCCATGGCCTATAGGTTTACTGGGTGATGAGGCGAACCACCGGAGGTTTGTCGTGCTGGGACAGCCTCTTGTAGCGGTGAGCCACGAAGTAGGTGTTGATGACGAGCTCGTCCCGGTCCCGCTCCGGAACCCTGCTCCTCTCAATCGTGGGCTCCCCGTTGTACCAGAGGGCGAGGGCACCCCGCAGGACGAACAGCGTCACGTACTTGGTGGGGGTGCCGGTGATGACGGGGACTCGGTCAGAGTTGATGATGGGCAAGCCCAAAACTTTGGGCAGACCGCCCTGCTGGGCGTCAACAAAGATAGGGAGGCCCCCGAGGTCCTTCAGTTTACGGAGGTCCGCCAGGACCTTAGAGTGAACCACCACAGCGGCTATGTCCACCTGCGCGTCCCCAAATGCGCTCAGGGCGTCCACGATGGCGTCGTAGGTGATGGTCTCGCTGCTCCTATCCACCGTGGTTTGCCCGGCTCCCGATGCGTTCGCGGCGGCGATGAGCGCGGCGTCAAACCGCCTCTTAGCGGCGTCCATAAACTGGCGGCTAATCTCAGCGTAGGGGTCCGCGTAGCGGGCAGATATTTCCGCCAGGACGGAAATGGGCAGCCTTTTGCCTGCCCGTCGGACGGTAGCCTCCTCAGAAGTCATGGTCAGCTTGACAGGCGGCAGCTCCTCGTCCTCGTCCACATCGTCTAGCTCCCCGATGATTTCAAAGTAGGGGACCTTGATCTTGGTCCCGCCCCGCGCCCCGCCAGGCAGGGTGGGGGACTCCACCACCGCCGGGGTACCTTCGAGCGCTATCCGGTCGGGCCAAGCGGCCTGGATGGCGTCCGCCAGAATCTCGGGGATGATCAGATCGTTGACGGTCGTCACCGGCATCTCACTTCCTCCTCGTCAGCGCCTGCATGCGCCGGTACAGGTCAGAGTTTTCCCGGTAGATGCGCTCCTTCTCCTTCCAGGACAACCTGTTCCACTCCTCCAAGGAAAGCTCATGCGGGGGCTCCCGGACCCCGTCTCCCACGATGCGAGGAGCGGCCTCCAGGAACCCTTTGAGGGTCTTCAGGTCCACCTCCCTGGCCCACCGCTCCAGGGCAGGGGTCAGCTTTCCCGCTTCCTTGCCCTGGCGGATCAGCTCCTCCCGCTCCCGGGCCTCCCGCTCAGCTTCCAGCTCCCGGACCCGGGCGGTGAGGGCCTCCACCTGGCGGGCGGCCTCCTTCCAGGCCCGGACCACGCCCAGGGCCTCCTGGGGGTCCTCCTTGCCGGTGAGGGCCACCACCTCCGCCAGCCCCGCCCTGAGGCGGGCGATGGTCTCGAGGGCGGCCACCTCGTCCTCTACACCTAGCGCCGTCAGAACTCGCGTCATTTCCGCCTCCTCTTCCCTTTCCCACGGGGCTTTCTCGCCCCATTGGTGGTAGTGCTGGGCGATGTGCCGCCGGACCGCGGCTACATCCGAATCAGGGATGTCCACGCCGCCCCTGGCCCCCTGCAGGGCCGCGGCGGCGGCTATCACCCCCCGCTTGTGGACCACCAGCTCCCCGTCCCGCACGTCGTGGTGGGGCAACTTGTAGGAGCCGAAGTTCTCGGGGTCAGACGCGTCATACCAGGCAAAGGCCTGACGGTACTTCTCCCAGTCAATGGTCTCCTTCTCCCCGGACCCGTCCCGGGAGGCCCACCGCCGCACCCGGGCGATGGCGGCGTCCGCGTCCCAAGAGCCGTCCACCACCTTGCCCCCTTTGAAGGGCACCGCCTTGGCCACCAGGGGCTCCATGCGCTTGGTGGCGGGGAGGTTGGTGAGGGCGATGTTGATGAGCTCCACGATGTGGCCGTCTTCCACCCGGAAGGCGGGGGAGAAATAGCGGTACTCCCGGTTCCGCAGGAGCTCCAGGGCCCGAGGCGTCCACTCCACGTTGACCGCCCACAGGCCGTCCGGGCGCACCTCCAGGTCAAACCACCCCGCCGCAGGAGTAGGGCCGTTGGCCACGGGCTCCAGGGCCTGGTGCTCGTAGTCAATGGACAGGCGGTTCCCCCAGTCCCGCCAGGCCTGGATGACGCGCTGGGCGTCCTCGGGCGTGAAGAGGAAGGTCCCCTTGGTGGTCTCCACCTTCCCGAAGGGGAAGACGCGGAACTCCCGCGGGATGCCCGCGGGAATCTCCGTGGTGAACGAGCCTAGGACCCTCATGGCGGCACGAAAAATCCCCCGGGGTGAACCCGGAGGTCTAGAGTACGCCGATTCTAGCCGTAGCTTAGCACGGGGCGGGCTATAGCGCAAGCCCCCGTTTACTCCCGGCGTGGGGCGTGGTAAGATAGGGCTAACCCACCGGGGTGGGCCTGGGTTCCCGATACCCCGGTGCAGGACGCACGGCCTTCCAGGAGGCCGAGGCCCCTTCAACCCCGTTTGAAGCGCAAAAATCCAATCCTCTGAGCGTTCAGGTAGCTGGCTCGGCTACTCTCAAAGAACGTGTACCCAGCTACCAGCACTCCCTTTTGGAACTCCCCCACAAACAGCACGTTGCGTTGCCGCTCATCTTTGTAAATCTTCACGTAGCGCAAGCGAAACACCACGGCTCGCCCGTCCACCTTCCGCATGGGCACCAGCCAGATCTCCTCCGGGTCCCGCACCAAGTCCGGGAGCCACGAAAGGAAGCGCTCTCGCCCATCAGGCTTCAGGTGGCGGAGAAACGCCTCGTCCAGGAGGACCATCATGCCCGTGGGGTCCTGGACGTAGAGCGGCACGGCCCCCCAGGCGCCCTCGAGGGCCTTCCTGAACCCCTCCTTCCCCGCTTCCTCCACCGTGGGCAAGAGAGAAGTGGGAGGAGGGTGAGCGGGTAAGCGCTCCGGGCGGCCGTAAGTGCGCCAGTCCGGGGGCGAGCCGATAAACGCGGGCTCCCACTGCCCCGGCTTGGCGGCGTCCGTGACGCCTCTGGCGTAAGCGCGTCCCCACTCGGCGAAGTCAGGGACGAGGCCGAACCCTTGTTGAGGAGGCTCGGAAGGGGGTTCCCGGACCACCCCCCTTCGCCTGGCCTCCGCTTCGGTAAGCGCCCGCACCCCGCTGCGGCAGTTGAAGTGGAGGGGAGGCCAGTTCCGGCGCCACCACGGGTCATCGGCTGGCAGGACGGTGCCGTTTCGTGCCCGGCATATCTCCGTGGTGCGGCTGTCCAGCACGGCGTCGTACATGAGGTAGGGATGGGTAGCCCGCACCTCGGGGTCCTGGAGCTGGGCCCAGCGCCCCGACTGGTAGGCCATCTGGACGTTGGTGCGGAAGATGTTCTCCACCCGCTGGCCGTCCTTCCTCCCCCAGGCGCCCTCCAGCTTCTCCCGCACCCCTCTTTTCCACTCCTCGTAGGGGGTGCCCTCTTCCAGCGCCCGGACCAGGGACTCCCACACCTCGGCCAGAAGGTCTAGGGAAGCCACACCGGCCACGGTGAAGGCCCTCCGCCTGGCCGCCTCCTGCAGGCGGGCCCACTCCTCCTTGCGGAGGGGCACCCGGGCTTGAAACCAGGCGATGGCCTCCTCGGGCCGGGTGGGGTCAGCGCTGACCCGCCACATCCCGCGCCACCGCGTACCGCCCCGCCAGCTCCGAGAGGAGGAGGGCGGCCTCCATGAGCCCCGCCAGCTCGGTTGGATCGGCCTCGGGAACGAGGTCTATGAGCCGCCGGCGCAGGGCCTCGTAGTCTCCGGCCTCCTCCACGGCCTGAAGGACGGCGTCCAGGTGTTTGCGCAAAAGGGGCACGGCCGCCCTGATGGCCTCGTCCGCCACCCGGTCGGCGTAGAGCTGGCCCTGGACGAAGCCGCTGGAGAGGGCCACCCGGTCCCCCGAGGCCAGGCGCACCGTTTGGGTAGGGGCCTCCTGGGCCACCGGCACCCCGTAGGCCTCCAGGATGGCCCGGAGGTCCACCGGCGCCCCGGCCTGGGTGAGCCCCTGAAGGGCCTGGGCCAGTTTGGCCAGGGTCTCGGCCTCCACCCGGCGATCCTCGGGAGGCGTGGTGTCCCACCGGGGCCAAGGGGCGAGGCGGGCGGAACCCCAGTTGTACTCGGTCCACCAGCGGATCACCCCTTCCCGCAGAGAGGTGGCCAGGGCCTCGGCGTCCGCCTCCAGGAGGTCCTGACGCACCATGGCGTGCACCTGGGCGGCGGCGTAGGAGCCCCCCTGGACCTCGGTGGTGAGGTTCTGCCCTAGGACGGCCACGGCGATGGCCCGGTCCGCCCAGGCGATGGCCGCCTCCCGGCCCCGCCACACCTCCCCCGAGGGCGAGAGGATGTCCATCTCGTAGCCCGGGGGGAGGACCAGCCCGGTGTCGGCCCCCATGTCGGCCAGGAGCCGGGCCAGGGCCTCCCGCTCCTCCTGGGCGCTCATCTCTCCGGCCCGAGCTACCCGGATCGCCCCCACCTCGTTGTCCCGGGCCCAGTACCGGGCGGCGTCCAACTTGATGAGCCAGGGCAGAGCGATGGCCCGCCACAGGCCCATCTCCCAGGGCCGCCGGGGGCCATAGGGGGTGTAGAGCCACCAGGCCCCCTCCTTCAGGAGGTGCCGAGGGTTTTCCCGGGTCCGCACGTACCAGCGCTCCTCCTGGGGGTCAAAGAAGAGGTTCCGGGGGTGCCAGGGCTCCAGGTGGGGGAGGAGCCTCCCCGTCTCCTCGTCCTCCCGCCAGTCCAGGCGGGCTAGGCCCACCCCCAGGAGGAGCCCCCAGGCCAGGACCTGGTAAAGGGCCTCCTCGGGGGCGAAGCGGAAGAAGTCTGCCTCGAGAGCCCGGGCGATGGTCTTCCCCTCCCGGTCGTTGGGCCTCTCCACGGTAAAGGGCAGGCCCAGGAGCCCCCGCACCCGCACTCCCACCGTGGCCGCCACCCGGTCGTCCGCCAGCATGGCGCTCACCAGGTCGGCCGCCGGAAGGAGGTTCCCCCCCATGGCGGCCCGGGCGGCGTAGGCCAGGTCCACAGGAGCCCACTCCCGCCACCCCCAAGGGGAAGGCTCCCGCACCAGGTCGTTCACGCTTCGTGGATTCTTCGCCATATCTCCTCCAGTTTCGGCCTAGCCAGGGCGTACTCCACCAGGGTGGGGCGGTCGGCGTGCAGGAAGCGGGCCAGGTCCCGGGCCCCTGGGCTGCGCTCCTCCTCGGGCAGGTGGAGCTCCAGGGCCTCCCGCAGGACCAACTG